ACGAAGACCTATTTAGTAAGAAAATCACAATAGTCAACAAGAAGCTGATTGTTTCTGATAGGTCTGCATGATTGCACATAAAGAAGGAGGAAAACGATGGAACCATGGTTTCAGGTTGTACTTACGATCTTTAGCTCAGTTCTTGCATCTTCTGGGCTGTGGGCCTATTTGCAAAAGAAAAGCGAGCAAAAAGATGTAAAAACAGAGATGCTTATTGGATTGGCACATGACAGGATCATGTATCTTGGAATGTCGTATATTGACCGTGGGTGTGTAACCCAGGATGAATATGAGAATCTGAGAGTGTATCTCTATGAACCCTACGAACGTATGGGCGGGAATGGTTCAGCAAAGCGAATTATGCAGGAGGTGGACAAACTCCCGATTCATAAATTTATAGAGAAGGAGGAAGAGCACAATGAGCATGAGTAACAAGACATACGACATCCTTAAATGGATTGCTATGTATCTGCTTCCGGCTGCTGGTACATTATATTTTGCACTGGCTGGAATCTGGGGTCTCCCGTATGGGGAGCAGGTAGTCGGAACCATCACTGCGGTTGATACTTTCCTTGGTGTTATCCTTGGAATCAGTACATCCCAGTACAACAAGACTGCTGATAAAGAAAAATAATGAAAGTGTCATGGAGGACTAAACATTATGGCAAATATGAATGTAAACAAAGTCATTTACGGGGGGGATGTCCTTATCGATCTTACTGGCGATTCCGTCAGTGCAGATAAGGTCCTCAAAGGTATTACTGCTCATGATAAGAGTGGTGCAAAGATCACGGGTACCTGTACATTCGACAGCGATACTTCCGAAGATACTGCGGCTGTCGCTGAGATTCTCGTAGGAAAGACTGCGCACGCCCGTGGAAGTAAGCTTACAGGTACTATGAAGAACAACGGCGCTGTCAAGGGTCATCTCAACTGTGGCTGGAGAATATACAGTACCGCAAGGCTATCATGATGGCTCTGGTAAGGTGTCTATTGACGCCACCGAACAGGCAAAGCTTATTGCTACTAACATTCGTGAGGGTGTGACGATTCTTGGCGTTGAGGGTGCCATGTCTGGTTCTTAGGATATGAAGCCACAGAGCAAGGAAGTAACACCGTCCAAAGAAGCTCAGACGATCATGCCCGATGAAGAGTACAACTGCTTATCTCAGGTTACAGTTAAGGCAATCCCATATGTAGAAACCGATAACTCTGCCGGAGGAAAGACTGTTACAATCGGATAAGGAGGTTTTGTCAAATGGCTGCGAATAAAGTCGTATTCGGCAATAAAGTTTTGATCGACCTTACCGGCGATACTGTTACGGAAGAAGCTTTGCTAAAGGGCTATACAGCACACAAAGCAGATGGTACAATTATTACCGGAACGGCTTTCGCAGGATATCCTAACGAGTTCGTGTTCTTAGATAACATCGAAGACTCAAGCGGAAACCCAATCAAAGACAGTTCCGGTAAAACAATTCAGGGACAAACCATCTATCGCAAAGCTCGCAACTCGGTTCTTTTGGATTCTACGGGCGATGTGATTGAAGATGGTTTTGAACAGTAGATAGAGGTAATTAGGTTCGTGTGGATGTCGTTTATTTCTCGATTATTCCTACATTTGAACCCTCTAGGTACTGTAAATGCTGGATAGTTTGTTTCTATTAATAATTTAGATTTTGCATATCTAGTAGAATTATCAAAATTAGATATGTACATTAGAAAGATTATTTTAGAAATGTCGTTGGATGTGGAACATTTTCTGAAAG